AGCCATGTTAGCGGAACTGAAGTTGACCGTTTGGTTCCTGCTCGATGGGAGCGATGGATGGCACCGGCAGGAACGGCCAATCCACGTCTTTGTTGCCAGCTCCCGCGGGCATCGTCGAAGGATACTGCTGTTGCAGGACATTCGCGCTCTGCATAAGGAGCGTTTGGTAGCCTGAAATCGCCCCCAACTTGGTGTCCACAAACGGCGCTTTGCCGTACTGCGGGGCGATACGCATCGCCAGATTCAAGATGATCGCCTCGTTTGCGGTGATTGGGACGTTCGTCTCGGTGTCCAGATCACTGTTCTCAGGCGAGTTCGTCAGCGGGTAGCCAATCTGGATGGCTTTCGCGTACCACTGCGCCACCATTGCGTCCAACCGGCGCACCGCTGACTGAAGCTCGTCGGGCGTGAGGTCAAACACATAAGACGCCAACCCGAGTTCCTCAAAAGCGGCCTCAACGAACTGGCGTTTAGTGTATCCCATGCGGTTATTTGCGCTTGCGGCGCGGTTTGTCTTCTTCTTCGTCTTCTTCAGCCAGCAAAACCGGCTCTCCAGCAGCCTCAGTAGCAGGCGCAGCCTCGGATTCGGGCTCACTGACCACAATCTTCACTTTCGGCTCGTTCTTGAGCCTTACAGCGTCCTCCACGGCCTTGTTATAGACGTCCACCGCCTCTTCAACAGTCAAACTCCAGCCCAAGGAGAGGGCTTCATCGAGTTCTTCTTGGGATTCGACGCCGCAGTAATCGAAGGTGCCATAACGCGCAGGGTTCTTCCCTGGCGAGCGGTACACCATTGCAGGAAACTCAATCATTTTTTCAGTTTTCCAACGGGTTTTCCAGCCGCTTGCTTCGCTTTGCGAGCCGTTGAGAGCGCGATTGCAATCGCTTGCTTCTGCGGTTTACCGGCCTTCATCTCCTTACCGATGTTGGAGGAGATTGTCTTCTGCGAATAACCCTTCTTGAGCGGCATAAGTTGCGTAAAGTTAAGGGGATGGCCCCGAAGGGCCACCCCCCAAGTGAGGCTACTATACCTGATTGAACAGGATGATACCACTCATTTCGGGCTGCTTGTTCACAACCCCGTAGAACGTGTCCACGCGATACTTGGTCGTGAGCGAGTCCTGATCGAAACGCTTGGTCATAACGAGTTCCAACCCTTGGTCGGTCGAGCCGCGCATCACCGCCACACCGGCGTTGTCGGGCATCGCATAACGGCCAGGTAGGATTTCAATCGCGTCCTTGTGCCAGAAGCAGTTCACTTGAGCTGCCGCCGTGTTGAGGATCGTGATTGCCGAGTTGGATGCCTTGGTGTTCACCACGCAGTTTTGGTTCTGCGCAGAGGAAGCGTTGGCAACCTGATTGGAGATGATCGGAGGGCTGATGACGATAGCTTGGCTACCAGCAGCAGGCGCACTCGCCGAGATGACACGGAAGGTCTTAAGCTGACCGGTGTCGCCTTTGGTGATGTGATGCACTGCGTTGACGCCTGCGATGGTGAATGCGTCCCCTGCCGCCAAAGCGCCAGCGGAAACTGCCACCGTCAGCGACTGGAAGCGGTTATCCACGTTGAGCCGCTCGGACGTCGTTGGCGAAGTCGAGATGGCTTTCGGGATGTAGTAGTTCGCTGCGCCGTCAGTCGTGTTGATGGTCGCCGTAGCAGACCCAGCAGGCAACCGCACCGCGTAGTCGAGCTTGTAGATGTCGAAGGACGCCACCATCCCAACGTACGCACGCTCATAAGCCTTGTCCGACTTCTGGTTCCCGAAGGAGCGCGAAGCCTTGGCAAGGTCGTTAGCGAGGCCGTTGTAATCCCGCGTGTTGAGCGCGAGGTAGCGGTCACCGTCCATGATGCCCTGCTCGTTGAAGATGGCCTCGCACTGGGCAACGTCATCAAACCCGCTAGAAGCGCCAGCAGCGGTCGTGCGCTTAACAACCAGCGTGCCTTGATTGGCCGCGATTTGGAGCACCGACACGTTGATGTCAGAAGCGAGTTTCTGTTTCGCCGAGTTGCCAAGGCGTTGCTCTTGCAGAGCGTCACGAAGCTCTTGAGCGTTCATCTCAAAGGCCACCGTGCGGGTCTGGTTGATGCTGGCGGGAACCGCGAGCTGGGTATAGGAAGCGTAGCCACCAACGCTGGTGATGTTCGTTCCAACCCCTGCATTGGAGATCGAAGTCGCAATGTAGGGCTGGGGACGCCAGATGACGTTGTTGGTGCGTTCCATCGTCGTCTGATCGGTGTTGTAGATCGAGACGTTGCGCGAGAGAACAAGCGCGTCATTGAACCCCTCAAGGAGGTTCTCAAACGCTACGCGCTCTTCTTTATTGAATGAATTAGGCATAGGTTACTTTTTTGACTGCAATTGACGTTTGTAGGCCAAAATCTGCGTGTAGTCACCGGTGCGCTCGGCCTTTGCGCGTAGGTTTTCCAACACTTCGTCGGAACCACCGGTTGACCTTGCCCCGCCTGACGGTGGGGTCTTCTCTGGAGGAGGAGCAGTTTTCTTTGTCACCTTGAGTTGTGATTCGAGCTTCGATACCGCAAAAGCGAACTTCACGGGGTCTTTTATCTCCGAGAGTTCCTTCGCTCTTTTCGGGTTCTTGCCCAGCGCATAAACCAAAAGTGCCGAGTTGTCTGAGCCCTGCAACAAGATGCCTTGTTGAGTGACGCTTAACACCTCTTGCACCGCAGCTTCGGCATCTTCGTAGTCTCGAACCTTTAGCTCCGTCTTCGACTTCGCGTAGGTTTCGAGTTTCCTCTGCCATTCGGCTTGTTGGGCTTGCTGCTTTTCCTCGGCCTTAGCTTGCTCTTCAGCGGCTTTCCGTCTCCGGTCAAACCACTCAGCCAGCTTGGCCTCGTACTTCTCCGTGTCGTAATCAGCGCCTTCCAGTGTCGGCTTTGGCCCAGGGTCAACCGGATTGTTCTCAGTTGCCGATATTGCCTTCAGCTTCTCCTCTAGCTCCCGATTCTTGCGGTGCAGTTCCCGATTGGTTTTACGCACTTCACGCACCCATTCAGGTGCCTTCTCTGCGTCCTCTTTCTGGGTTGGCGAATCCCCGATGCTGACGTCAATCTCTTCCGAGGCTTCCGTTTTACCGCCCTCAGCTGGCTCTGCTTCCACCGTCTTACCGGTGTCTTCAGCCACAGCCTCAGTTGCGGGAACTTCTTCCTCATCCAAGGTCACGTCAGCATCTACTGCCGTGTTTGTGTTCTCCATTTTTTCTTAGTTAGTGGATCTGTCCACTAAAATGTTGCAGGCGGCGCTACAAGTTTCTGCACGTCCTTCTCAATCTTCTCAGCCAACTGCATCGCCTTGTCCTGATCAATCTGGCCGGCCTTCGCAATCGTCTCCTCAGTCTTCGCCCGTGTCTCTTCGGCCTTGGCCATGACAAGCACCGTGTCAGCTTGTGCCTTTTGCGCGAGCGCATTTGCCCTTTGCGCCTCCGCAGCGAAGTACTGCGTCTGTGCGTCCGGCTGGGCGTTCTGCTGCTCTGCAAGGAGCTCCTGAGCCTCTTGCTCAGTGGGTTTAACTGCCCCCATGCGAAGCAGCTTCTTGCGGAAGTAGTTGCGCACGTCCCCAAGCCCTTCGCCTTCCATGTTCATCATCGCCATCGACGAGAGCACGTTCATCGTCTCTGGGTCTTGCGTCACCGCCATCATTGAGAGCAGCGCCTGCACCGTCGCCTGACGCTTGGTCGTTGACGATGGCCCCACGTCTACCGCGACATCGAACTGGGCTTCCGAGAGGTCGTTCTCGTACTCAAGCTCGCCTGACTCAGGGTCAATCACCGGTGTCATGAGCTCAACTTCGTCTTGTTCGCCGTTGGCGGTAACAACCTTCATCTTGCGCTTATCTTCCACGAACACGTCTTTGGCCATGGACAACCAAATCTCGCCCACGCGCTTAATGGCCTTGGCCATGTTCGAGACATAGATGTACGACTGCATGTCCAAGCGCTGCATCACCAAGTCCACCGCCTTTGAGGTAACGTGCGAGACCATCTTGTCCCCGTTGCCTTGGCTGCCCAAGAGCTGCTGCATATCAAGGTCTGTCACCCCCAAAAGCGCCGCCATCGCCGGTGGGACCTGCGGAGATTTCGTGTACGCCACAGGAGGCGCCGGTTGCACCGCGCCATTCGCGTCCGTTATCCCGTTCACCAGCAGGTACGGATAGTTCCTGAGGTTGTCTTCCGCCCACATCACCTGATGCCCCGCCACCTGCTCAGGCATGAAAATAGGCTTCTCCATCGACGAGAGCGCCGAAATCTCTGCGAGCTTGGAGAGCTGCATGTTCTTTAGGCGCTGCATGTCTTTCGCCAGCCGAACGTGCCCCATGCACCGCTCCACGTTGTCCACAAACCAGCGCTTGCCGTACACCGGCACAATCGGGATGCACTGCCCAGCAATGTAACCGCAGTCCTCAAGCACCTTGCCGCCCGACATAATCCACTTGTGCACCTTCTTCTGCTTAATCTTCTTGCGCTTAACTTCCTTGTACCCAAGCGCCGTCAACTCCTCCAGCTTCCCCTCCTTAAGCACCGACAAAAGCTCCTTCTCCTCATCCCCCGTAATCCCCTCAAACGTCACCATGTAGTCCGTCTTCTCCTCCACACGGTAGTACTCCGCCACATACACCACATCCGGCGTCTGCCAGTCGAACTGGGTGCGCGTAATCTCCTTCGGCCATGTCGCCGGATCATCCCCCCACTCCGCCTCGTAGTCCTCCTTGGTCATCGCCGTAATCACAAAGCACCGCTTCGCGTCCGCTTTGTCTTGCCGCTTCGCGTTCAAGTCGAAGTACACCGATGAGTCCGCATCGTAAATGGGCTCAATGCAAATCTTCTGCTCGTCCGATTCCCCGTCGTACTCGTCCTCGTACTCGTTGCGCAAACGCAACGCCCCAAACCCGCCCGTCACCGCCTCCTCAAACGCGTTGTCATACGCTTCTTCAGCACTCGAATCCACTTCCGTCGCTCGAAACAAGCCGTTGCACGTCTCCGCCAATCTCTCGTACTCTTTCTCGCGCGGTACGTACTCCACCGTGATACGGTTCGAGCGGTAGTCGTTGATAATCCGCATCACCGCCAACTGCGTCTTGTTCACCTCAAACCGTGGCCGGTTCTCGTACTGCTCAGAAAGCGGCCCCTCCCATTGTGCCCCAGGAATAGAACAAAACCGGCGGTCTTGCAGGCACTGCAAACGCTCGTTGCGGAGCACCTCTTGGATACGGTCAAACTCGGCAATAGCCTCCGAATGCACTTTCACCGGGTCGTTCTTCATAG